CATCGTCTTGTGCTTGAAGGGCTGTTTGGTCGTGCGTATGAAGTCACCAAGACCAAAGACCTGATGGAAAAGAAAATCCTCAGCGATTTGAAAATTGATTGCATCGTGTTGGGCTATCCCCAAGAAGATCGTCAACTATTAAAGCGAGCCAAATACCAAGACGAGATCAAATGGCTTATCTCTTCACAACGACGAAACACATTTATTGCAAACATGTGTGAAAAATTAAAAGGCAACACGCTTGTACTATTTCAATTCGTTGAGGGACACGGTGCGGAACTACATAAGTTAGTGAGTGAGTGTGTTGATTCTGCTCGTAAAGTTTTCTTTGTTCATGGAGGAACAGAAGCAGGCGAACGAGAAGAGATACGCAAAATTGTGGAGACACAAGAAAATGCAGTCATCATCGCGTCTTACGGAACATTCAGCACTGGTATCTCTATACGAAGACTCAACAATATCATCTTTGCTTCTCCCTCAAAGTCCCGAATTCGCGTATTGCAGAGCATTGGCAGACAGTTACGAGTGTCCGAACACAAGATGGTTGCTAGACTATTTGATATCGGTGACGATCTGTCGTGGAAGTCTTGGGTAAACCACACCATGCGCCACATGAACGAGCGGCTGAAAATATACGAATCCGAAGGCTTCGCGCACAAGGTAGTAAAGGTTGACATAGGAGGCAAACAGACATGAGAGCCAAGAAGTCCAAACTCCGAGTCTTTAAACTGCGTAGCGGTGAAGAGATTATTGCCAAGATTGCAGCCAAGCCTCGTGGCAAGTTTACTCTAGAGCGTCCTATGCGAATCAATTATTCTGTGGCTGCTGATCCCTTTACAGGTGTGAAAAAGAGTGTGTTATATTTTACTGATTGGCTTGGTGGTGCATTAGAGTTAAAGGTAGACATTCCACGGGAGTTTGTACTATTGGATTTGACTCCTGATCCAGACATGGAAAAACTGTACGCAACCCAATCCGAAGCACAAGACACTTTTAGGGCTAGTGGCACAGGGGGAATTGAAGCAGATTTGGATGCACCCATTACTCCACCAACAGATGAAGAATTAAAGAAATTGGATGACCTGCTAGAGTCTATGGGTATTCCAAAATTGGATCAGCCGATGGGAACCAAGCCTGCGTTTCCTGAAGACGCAAACGCACCCAAGCCACCAAAAGGCAAAAGCAAACTGCCTCCATTCTCTCCGCTTTTCCCGCCACGACAAAACGGCATCCTGTTTAGTTTTTCAATTCCCAACGATATTCTAAACGAGTGGATTGAAAACGGAATAATGGATTACATGAAAGAGTGCATGGAGGACTTCATGGATATTGAAATGATGGACTCGGTAATGAAGCCTAAAAAGAAAAAGCCCGGACAGCCCAAGAAGCAGAAGCCGTCCAAGAGCAAGAGCGAGTGGAAGCCTCCCACCGAAGACCGCTCCAAGAGTTCTGATTACGGCAACAAGATTGATGACTGGTCGCCATTTTTGAAAGACTACATGCACGGGTTTACCGGAGAAAATCCGCAAGATGGTGCTTGACAAACCGTGAAAGTGTGATACTATTCGTAATGAAAGGACATCATGGCAAAGAAGAAGACCGAACACTATATTGATAATAAACGATTTTTTGAAGAGATGAAGGTGTGGAAGGCGTTAGTGAAAGCCGCCGACAAAGACGAAAAGCCCCACCCACCAGTTACTTCATATATCGGAGAGTGCTTTATGTCCATCGCGGACAGGCTGTCTCGCAAGCCCAATTTCATCAACTACCCGTACAGGGACGAGATGATTTCGGACGGCATAGAGAACTGCCTGCTGTACGCATACAACTTTGATCCCAAAAAGTCCACGAATCCGTTCTCGTACTTTACGCAGATCATCTACTACGCTTTTCTTCGCCGTATATCCAAGGAGAAGAAGCAGGCGTATATTAAACTCAAGAAGATTGAGAATTCCAATATTGACTCCACCCTCAAGAAGTGGTTCCGTGAGAACTATCTTGGTGGTGCGGAAAACAAGCCATCTGTTTTGACCGAAACAGACATTCAAAACTTTGAGAAGAAGACGGAGCCTGAAGACGCTCCAAAGACCAAGAGCAAGACCAAGAAAAAGGTTAAAGGCAAGAAGTGAAACTGCCAATCATTACTGACACCCACTTTGGGGCAAGAAACGATTCTCCTGTATTCATGGAGCACTTCATGCGGTTTTTTGACCGCGTGTTTTTCCCGTGGGTAGAAACACATCAGCCCACTCATATCCTGCATTTGGGTGACTTCTTGGATCGCCGAAAGTTTGTGAACTTCTCTACCCTGAATGCGGTGCGTGAGGGGTTCGTAAAGCGTCTTGAGCGTACAGGTGCAGAATTCCATGTGATTCTTGGCAACCACGATATCTTCTACAAGAACACCAGTAATGTAAACTCTCTTCGTGAACTGTTTTCAGAAAAGTTTGTGATTCACGAAAAGCCTGTGGTTCAAGAATTTGACGGGCGACCCCTTGCTCTAGTGCCGTGGATCAACAAGGAAAACGAAGGTGAGTGCCTTGATTTTATCCGTACTGCACCCGCAGACATCCTGTGTGGGCATCTTGAACTACACGGATTCAATGTGCTGCGGAACACACCGTTTGATGGGGGCATGAATGCTGACCTGTTCAAGCGGTACTCTGCTGTGTACACAGGACACTTCCATTGCCGCCATAGCCGTGACAATGTGCATTACTTGGGTTGCCCGTATCAGATCACCATGAATGATTACGGTGACAAGAAGGGATTCCATGTGTTGGATACCGATACAGGCGACTTGGAGTTTATTCCTAATCCGTATACCATTTTTACACAACTCCGATACAACGACAAGGACGCTGATCCGACTACTCCTATTCAAGTGGAAGAGTCTCGTGTCAGGGGCAAGTTTGTACGGGTTGTGGTGGAAACCAAAACCAAGCCGTATCTATTTGAAAAATTCGTGGACTCGTTGTACTCCCACCAACCACAAACTGTCACGGTGATTGAGGACTTGGCTCCTGAAACCGTAGCGGAAGAGAATGTGGACTTGACAGAAGACACCATTACGATTATAAATCGTGAGATTGACGGGCTACAGAATGTGGACGCTTCGCGTCTCAAGACGCTGCTGCGTGAACTGTACACTGAAACACAGGCATTGGAAAACACTAAACAGCAATGATTCAGTTTACTAAAATTCGATGGAAGAACCTGTTAAGCACAGGTAATACTTTCACAGAGGTTCGGTTGGACAAGCACACCACCACGCTTATCTGTGGAGAAAACGGTGCAGGCAAAACCACGCTATTGGATGCTATTACCTTTGTGCTTTACGGAAAGCCGTATCGTGGAGTGAATCTGCCACAACTTGTAAATTCCATCAACGGCAAGGACTGTCTTGTAGAGATAGAATTCACCGTGAACGGCAACTTGTACAAGGTGACTCGTGGACTGGCTCCCAAACTGTTTACTATGGAACTAAACGGCAAGCCTGTGGAACAGACAGCCAATGCCAAAGACTACCAAGCAATACTTGAAACCCAAGTTCTCAAGATGAACTACAAGACTTTTTGTCAGGTAGTGATTTTGGGTTCCACCAACTATGTGCCGTTTATGCGTCTACCTGCGGGAGACAGACGAGGCATCGTGGAAAACCTGTTGGATATTGATGTGTTCTCCAAGATGAATGATGTGCTGAAGTCCCGTCTACAAGACGCAAAGGAGTCTCTGCGTGGAGTGGAAGCAGAAATCAGTACCCTGAAACTCAAGGTGGAACATAAAAAGGATTTGATTGGCAAAATTGAGCAGAAGTCTGATTCACAACTCCAATCGTATCGTTCACAGGAATCTGAAGAGCAGGAAACGCTTGACGAACTCCTAAAGCGAAAAGACGAGTTGCAGGCAGAGATAAATGCCATGACTGCCAATACTGCTGCGGTTGATGCCAAGCGGGATTCGCTGAATCAAATGGTTACACTCAAGAAGCAGATCAGCAGCAACATCAAGAAGGCACAGGAAGAGAGCGACTTCTATCAGAAGAACGAAGACTGCCCTGTGTGCAAGCACGATCTACCCCAGTCTTTCCGTGATGACATGATTGCCAAGAAGAGTGCTCGTCAAGACGAACTGCAAACTGCTATCGGCAAGATTGAAGAAATGATCGGCAAAGAAAAGGCACACTTGGACGCTTTGGTAAAAGAATCACAAGCCATGAACACCAAGCAGACTGAAGTGGCTAAAACCGATTCTGCTATTGCGTCTTCCAAGAAGTACATCAAGCAGTTGCGTGATCTGCAAACCAAAACGATTGCAGAACGAGACAGTATTGCTGCGGAGCGCACAGCACTTGAAGGCGTTCAGCAGCAGCAGGGTGAAAAGGAAGACGAGCGCAAGGGCGTGGTTGAAGACCTCCACACAATGGAGATTGCCACCGTGCTGCTCAAGGACAGCGGCATCAAGCGCAAGATTATCAAGAAGTACATTCCTGCCCTGAATAAAATTATCAACAAGTACTTGGTGTCTATGGATTTCTTTGCACAGTTCACGCTGAACGAGGACTTTGTGGAAATCATCAAGAGCCGCCACCGTGACGAGTTCTCCTACGAAAACTTTAGCGAAGGCGAGAAACTACGAATAGATGTGTCGCTCCTGTTGGCGTGGCGTGACATTGCCAAAATGAAGAATTCAGCCAACACCAACCTGCTTATTTTGGATGAAGTATTTGATTCGTCTTTGGACGGAGTAGGCACAGAAGAAGTCATAAAGATTCTCCAAAATATGGGTGCAGCAAACAATGTATTCGTAATTAGCCACAAATCTGACCAGTTGCTTGACAAGTTTGCCAACATACTTACATTCAAGAAGGTGAACAACTTTAGTAGACTATGCACACCATGAGCAAGAAACTATCCAAAGAACGAGTACAGCGCATCTTGAACGGTGGCAATGAGCCGCTATTCACTCCTGAAGACTTTGCATCAGACGAAGCCCGTGCCCGAGCATGGGATCGGGGAATGTACTTCTATAGACAGTCATTCTCCCCTTCCAATGCAAAGGAGTGGATCAGCGAGTGGCTAAAGACCAATGGACGCAAGGACGATGCGCGGTTGGTGTCTCGTGCGTCCAAGAGCAGTCTGCGATTGGTGTGCCCGTACTGCCGTATGGAGACACGGGGCTACCAGTGGACAACAGAGCAGCAAGCCACAATTCAAAAATACATTGAAGACCTGTTGACAGAAGCACGGTCTGCCGCTCCTGCGGATGACGATGCTCCCAATATTCAAGATCGTCTTCGTGCCAAGGCTGACGATACCCTTACAGAACTGGAACCGCTGATTGACGAGGCGTTCTCACAGGCAGGCAGCAAGCGATACAAGCCCTCTATAGCCCCGTGGATCGCTTCCAAGACCATGACCCGCCCAACGGCACTCATTGTCAAGGAAAGGCTGCAAACTGCTGTTGGGGAAATGCAGGCAGCGTACTCCAAGACCGATCCTGATTTGGTTGAGGGGTATTCATATTTGAAAAGACCTGTGCAGAAGCGGTTAATTGAAATATTAGAACAAGCCGTGGACGCTGTAAATACAAAAATTGGCGGCATGGCAACTACCCGTAAGCCACGCAAACCCCGCAAAGCAAATCCTGAAAAATTGGTCAAGGGTTTAAAGTATTGCCAAAAGGGGGGGAACGGCTTGCAGTCTGTTGACCCTCGTGGTATTATTGGTGCTCAAGGACTCGTTGTGTTTAACACCAAGAACCACAAGGCTACTGTATTCGTTGCCGCTGAACCCAAAGCAGGGTTGAGTATCAAGGGGTCTACCATTACAGGATGGGATGCGTCCAAGTCTTATGAAAAGACTGTGCGTAAGTGGGAAGAGTGGATGAAGAAGACAGCGGGAATGCTCAAGGCACTTGAAGACATGAAGACCAAGACTGCGGCTCCAACAGGAAGGATCAACAAGCACTGCTTGTTGCTAAAGACTCTATGATTCTCGTAGACAACAGCCAAGTGATTATGTCGTCCCTGTTTGCACAACGGGACTTGGACTACACCGACGAGTCGCTGATTCGTCATATGGTGCTGAACACTTACCGAATGTACCGCAAGCGGTTCGGCAAGGAGTACGGCGAACTTGTCCTGTGCCAAGAAGGGCAGGGCGGTGAGTACTCTTGGCGACGCAAGTTCTTTCCGCTATACAAGGCTGCGCGTCGTGAGTCTCGTAAAGACAATCCTGATATGTGGAAGCGATTCTATGAAATCATGGACACCGTTCGCACAGAAGTGCGTGAAGTGTTCCCGTATCGGAACATATCCGTGAGAGGATGCGAAGCGGACGATGTGATTGCTGTGCTTACACGAAACCTGCACGGGCAGGAACCTGTTATGATCTTGAGTGGAGACAAAGACTTTGGGCAACTGCAAATCTACAACGGAGTGCAGCAGTACTCGCCCATGCAGAAGAAGTTTGTAACGGTTGACAATCCAAAGAGTTACCTGTTTGAGCATATCGTGAAGGGTGATTCTTCAGACGGTGTGCCTAATGTGTTGTCGGAAGACGACTGCTTCGTGACGGACGGCAAGCGGCAAAAGCCCATTACCCGTAAGCGTCTTGAAGAATTGGAGCAGTCTTGGGCTGAAAGCGGCAAGGTTCCCGATGCCGTTGCAGCCAATTGGAACAGAAACGAGACTCTCATCTCGCATCTGTGCATTCCCCAAGAGTACCAAGAGCGTATCATGGAGGAGTGGCGAAAACCGTTTACTGCTAATCGTTCAAAGATTTTAAACTACATGATTAGCAAAGGACTCAAGAACCTCATTTCAGATATAGGAGACTTTTGATGGAGAATCGTAATTGGGACGATATGGATCGTTCAGCAAGAAAGGCACGAAAGACATCTGCCAACAAGAAGAAGCGTGGGCGGCGACACGAAGAGCGTCAGAACTTGCGTAATTGGGTGGACGATATAAATTCAGGAAGAAAGGGACGACACGATGACTATGGCGACGAAGACTGAAAGCATGAAGATCAGCAAGCGAACTCTTGATATTCTCAAGAACTTTGCAGCAATCAATCCCGGTATTTTGGTGAACGAAGGGAATACGATTAGTACTCTCTCCAACACCAAGACCATTGTGGCTGAAGCCAAGGTGGATGAAACCTTTGGG